GAGGGTCTCGGTATTCTCTTTCAACAGGTTAGTGAGCTGCACCTTCTCGGCGTCGCTCGGGACAGACGACTTGTCGTCGGTCATCACGATGCCGTTCTGGGCCAGCTCATCCTCATTCAGGCCGAAGCCGTCGTGGAAGCTGCCCCAGGTGAACTTCGCCTGCTGCAAGGTGCGCTTACGGTTGTAAGTAACCTGCTGGTCGCCGAAGTATGACTGGAAGTTGCTGTCGTTCGAGTAGCGGAGCTGCTCGACAACGTACTGCAAGCCGCCGACGTAGGGCTTTTTGCCTTCCATCAGCTTCTTGATCAGGGGGCGCTCGACGTTGATCTGGTCGATCGGGTCGTTGCGCAGGAAATAGTTGATGGCCGCGTTGCCAGCGTAGGCAAGCTGCTCGGTGGTGAACGGCATTGAAATCGCTCCTGAAAATGGAAAAACTGCGTTCTTCCCAGGAGTGATCGAGGCCCGGAGTTTAGTGGGGCGCCGACACCCACGTCATCACGACTATACGGTCACTGCCGCGTATGATTTCACAAAAGAATAGGGTCCGTCAACTCTAGGTACGCGGCAGCGGCAGCTCGTCGAAGCACGACGGGGTTATGCTCATCAGTCCGAATTCGCCGTATTGGCTTCCTCGGTCAACGCCTCATCCATCGCGGCTTTGGCGCCGTCTGATGCCTCATCCTTCACGCGGCCTGTCTCGGGCCGATGCTTCTTGACCGCCATCTTGCGGATGTGCAGTCCGATGCTATGACGCGGCTCGCCGCCTTCGTCCTGGCCTTCGTTCACCGACGTAACGTGCGCATGGCCGTGAACCATGAACTGGTCGCCGACCTTTGCCTTGTGCATGCCGAGCTTTTTCACCTCGTCATGCTCAAGATTGATCTTCGTCCCGTGCGGGTAGTGGCTGTCGCCAGGACCCTCGATCGCCACCGGGGGTGTGTCTTTACTCGACCGCTTAAGGTCAACCAGTTGCTTTGCCAAGGGATTTCCCCCCATGAAGTACACGAACGTCGCAATTCAGCATCGGTTGAATGCCAGCCTTGCGCGCCAAGGAACTGAAAGAATAATCCTCTGAGAGCAAAAAGTCACTTTCGATGCTCCCGTTGAAGAATTGATGGCACACGCCATACTTCGGCGCGAGCCCTTTGGCGATGATCGTCTCATACACTGAACGGTGGACTTTCAGGAAGCCGCACCCGACGAGCTTCGACTTCTTGAAGCCTGTCTCGGGCATCTTGTCGGGCGGGATCTCGTTGCCCTCCTGGTCCCGGCAGATCCACTGAGGAGCGCCATGTCCGCAATAAAGTCCGCTTACGAACGGATGCGGCGAGTCGATCAGGTCGAGCAGGTTCGCGCGCGACCAGCCTATATCTCCGTCGATCCAGATTTGATTCTCCAGCTTCGACTGTAGCAGGAAAGCATTCGCGAGCGTGTTTCTGGCCACATAAATGTCCGATTGCCCGTTGAGTGGCATCCAGCCGCTGTGAATTCCCGTGGATTGCATCAGGCTGACGACGTACTCGAAGTCCACCGCGCGGCCGCGCAGCGGGGTGCTGATCATCGCGCTACGGCGATCGGCGGTTGTTGGGACGGCGATGGGCGCCATGGGTAGGATTTCCTTGCTCATTTGCCCATCCCCTCAAGAGCTGCGTTCACCGCGTCCAGCATGCTGCCGGGCTCAGTCTTCATCTCGCCGCCCTTGCCGCTGCCGGCACCCGCGCTGCGCCCACCGCGTAGTGGCTGCGGGCCGCGGCGCACGGGCGCGGGAATGTTGAGGCTGCGGTATGCCTGCTCGAAGCGGGCTTTCCACTGCGACGGCGGAATGGTCGCAAAAATCGGCTTCAAGATCGGCACGAGCTGCGCCTTCTTGGCGTCGTACTGGGGGTCAGTCGCCTTGAGCGATGCCTCAAGCTCGTTGAGCGAATTGCGTCCGGCTTCCTTCTCTGTCGCCGCAGCCTGCTCCTGCTGCTGGCGCTGAAGCTGCGCTGTCGTCAGTTCGGTGCGGAAGGTTTGTCCGTTGCGGGTACGCGCGATCTCTTTCGCGTACTGCGCCGTGATCTGGCCCTTCGCCACAGCCTCGCGAAGATCGGCGTGGTTCGTGAGAGGATCGTTAAGCTGGCGGTCCTTACCCAACAACATCGCGAGCCTGTCGCCCATGTTGTCGAGGATCTCCAGCGCTTTGACCTGGTGCTCGGGATTGTTGCTGTTGAACAGCGCCATGAAGCTCAACACCTCGCCGTACTGCTCGGGCGTCGTGCCGGTGGCCTTGATGCCCTCGATCATGTAGTCGAAGTCCTTGGCGACCTTCTCACCCTTCTCTGTCGCCTCTTTTGTCGTGGCAATCAGCGAGCGGATACGCTCCTGCGTCTCCTGCTTGAGATCCTTCGGAATCGGGTCATTGATGGGGTCTACCTTTTTGGGCTCCGCTTCCGGCTTTTTCTCCCCGGCAGGCTTCTCCCCTTCCGGCTTTTCTTCGGCCTTTGCCTTAGCCTTGAAGGTGCCATCAGCGTTGCGTTCGCCTTCGCCTTCGCCTTCCGGCGTCTCGCCTTCGGGGGTCTCGCCTTCTGGCGTCTCGCTCTCGGGGGTTTCACCTTCCGGCGTCTCGGTGTCTCCGTCCGCAATCGGATCGGCAACAGCGTCGCCCAGTGTTCCGCTGGTGTCTCCTGTCTCCATGGCGTGATCCAGCACGGCCATCAGATCGGGTGGGGTTGTCTCAGCCATGTTAGTTCCTCAAGGGTGTGGGGCAAGTCCTGGACTAGAGACAGGTCCCGGCGCCGGTGTGGCGGGCGAGAAGGCAGACCCCGTTACTGGGGCCGGAGCTGCTGACGGCGCACCTGGCACGCCGGAACCTGGCATTGGGGGCATCATAGCCTCGTGGATGGCGTCCATCTGCACGGCCGGCTTGGCAAGTGCCACGGCCGTAGCCGGATCGACTTCGCCTTTGAGCTGGACCGTGATCTTCGGCATGATCGCCGGAGGCGGAGCGCCAGCGCCGGGCGAGCCGGGCGGAGGTACGCGCGGGATGAAACGGTCCGGGTCGGACTCGTCACCCATGCGATGCATTGTTTCCTTGACCAGCTCAATGAGTGAGTTGGCCGTCGCGTGATCGTTGGTGGCGAATGCCTGACGGATCTCGCCGAGCATCTTCTGAATGAGCGGCAGGATGGTCGCCCACGCCTGTTGATCGCCGCCCTGGCGCGGCTTTCCTGTGGAACCAGCCTCGATGTCAATTTCCACCATCGTGAACAGGTCTTCGATCGACATGCCGGCGGGCCAGAAGGCTTTCGGACCGGCCATTCGCTGCGCTTCCTGCAGCGTGATGCCGCCCACGCTCAACGCCTGCTCCGCGGTGTACCGCGCGAGATCGGTGAGCATGTCTTCGAGGAAATCCCGGTCGCAACTGGTGCGCGCGTTGGTGCCGGCCTGTTGGATATTGGCTTCTGTCGCGGTCACAGGGTTGCCCTGTGAACTGAGCGAGCCTTGAAGGGCTTCCTGCACGCCGGAAACGCGCTCCATGTCGTTCAGTATGTACGTCGGGTCGAAAAGGCGCGAGTCGATGCCCTGAACGGGCTTCGGCGCGAAGCAATTCGCGAGCGGCATGCTCGGATCGCTTGGGCGCAGCGCGGTATACTCTTGGTGCTTCGACTCGGTGAGCTTTTTCGCCTCAACCTCGTCGATCATCGTCGCATTGAATAGGACGCCGGGAATCGACCGCTCGCGCGTGATGCGGAAGTTGCTGCGCGTCGCACTGTACTCGTCCTGAAGCTTATACATGCGCCAAGAAAGCGACTGCGCATGGCGCTGCCCATCGACTTCGTAGAAGCCGAGATAGAAATACGGGTAGAACCGGCTCGTGGGCAGCGGTGGCGCATACGGCATCACGCACCACTTCTTAACGCCCTCGATCGATGTGCGAATGAGCTTGTCCTGACGGTTCCACTGCTCGACGACGCGCACGAACGGCGGCTGCTCGGGACTCGCCTGGTGGGATACGAACGCCTGCGCGCTTTCGGCGGTCAGCATGCCCTGCGGCAGCACGTTGTCGATGTCGCGCGTGGTCATCTCTTTCGGCTCTTGCTGGTAGTACATTTTCGCCGACTTCAGATCCTCCAACGTAAGCCGATCGAAGCGAGCCAGCGCCTCGTCACGGTCCAGATATTCCTCGTTGGAGACCCAATTCGCTTCGCAATAGTCTTCGATTGACGTGATGTCGGTCGAGACCTGCATGCGCTCGCACGGAATGAAGTCGATGCAGAACAGTTTGTTGACTGCAACTTCGAGCTTCATCTCCAGGTCCATGCGCAGCGCGTCTTTCTCCGCTAGCTCAGCGTTAAGTTCTTCTTGCGTCTGACCCTGTGGGTCCTGCATAAGCTTCAACTGTGCGCGCAGATGCCCAAGAGTCTCCTGCACGTCGTTCAGTGCTTTCTCGGTCTGCGGTTGAGGCACTTTCTCGCTGATAAGGTTGCACTTGAGCCAGCCTTCAGCAGTCGAGAGCACCCCGCGCACGCTCTTGCGTGCCTGCTTCTTAAGTTTGCCCCGCATCCACAGGTGCGAGATGACGATTTCGAGCGTCTTCGCAAACTGGTCGGTCTGGAGTGTGCCTTCCTCGTCAACCTGAGTTGCCTTGCGGCAGCTAACGTCCGGATCTTTCGCGTAGAGGATGGCTGTCAGGATGTCGATGAAAGCGCCTATCAGATTCGTGGTAACAGCCCACGCAAGATCGGATGTGCCGGCGGCGTAGCGGCGGTCGATCGCGACTTGCTTGCGGAAGTTCTCGTCGAACTTCCGCGCCATGTCGTACTTTTCCCAAAATTTCTTGACGAGCGCTTCCTCGCCGGGCGACTGTTTGTCTTCGCCGCCCATCTGGCCGTCAACGCCCGGCTGCGGAAAACCGCCGTCCGCTGACTGCGTGGGGTCAGTCAGAATGCCGGCAGTGCCGGAATGGAGGCCGTTGTCTGCGCCGCTAGTCATCAGACGATGTGCTTCAGGATCAGGGACACTACGTCAAACTTCGCGGCGGCATAGCCGGCGGCGACGGTGACGGCGGCCTTAACGATGCTCGGGGCGCGCGCCTTCACGGCGGTAACGGCCTTAGCAATCGCGGTCTCGACCTTCGTCTCAACCTTGGCTTCGAGCGCAGCGACGCGAGCTTCTAGACTTTCGATCGTAGTTGCCATGTTCATTTCCTTGGAATTGCATGTGGTGGCCCCGAGGGCCGCGGATGAATAACCGGACCGCGCACGGGCGCAGGCCGCAGCGATGGCCCAATCGGCGGGGTCGCATTCGGTCGCGAGACGGTCGGTGCTGCTGTTGGTGACGCCGGCTTGACCGGCTGTGCCGGTGCTTTTGGGAGATCAGGGACCCTCGTACCTGGCGGATAGCCTGGGCGTGACATCAGAAGTACCTAACCTTCGGCTTTTCGTTCCGCTCATTGTACTCAAGCCATTTCTCCGTGAACGGAATCAGGAGTGGCCGACGCTCGGGCAAGGATACATTGGCCTCGAACATCTTGTCCACCCCGCGCCCTAAAAGGCCGCATACGTCGGCTGCATCGTCCCACCGGCCGCCGGGGAACTTAACTAGCTGGTCGATGACATGATCGGTCCAAGCGCGGCGGGCGGGAAAGTGAACCGTCCGTGCTGAGGCGCGGGCGTGGAACGCCTGAAGTTTGACCGCTTTGTCACCGATAAGACTCAATGACTCGACCGCGACGTACTTTTGCGAGAGGCGCATAGCCTGGCGGATCGACGGACCGATCGCTTTGTCTATGAGGCCGCCCTCGTTGAACCACTTCACAGGTTTGTGCAACCCGACGAGCTTGATGAATGCGGCAATACCTTTGTCGGTCTCGCACTGCTCGAACCACCAGTCGATGAACCACAGATCCCCGATCGCGTCGATGCCTACAACGCCATGTTCCGTAAAGTCGGGTTCGCGCTTCGTGTAGTCCGGCTCCATCGTCGCGTAGTCGCTCGCGCCGTAGATGCGTAGAGCGCGCGGCAACGCGTCGAGATTGGCGTAGCTTTCAATCATAGCGGTGGCAGGAACGGGTCGTAAAGCTTGAACATCTCTCGTGAAAAGTGGATGCCCGCAAGTGGCGCCGGCCGCTGTTGGTACAGCGCTGACCATGTGCGAGCAGCCCGCGGGTTGTCTTCCCATGTGCTCCAGTGCTCGCGCGGGAACCACTCCGGCCAAAGATACTCTCCCACCGTTCGGCCCAATGGATCGTCCACACGCTCAGCTTTAGCCGGAATACACAGGACTTCCCACCATTGGCCGTCGCGGCAATGGATGCGACCTGACTCGCCCTCGTAGTTCGCAGGTAGAATTGAGCCCGCAAGGTCTTCCTCGTGCCATCGCGTCTGAATCAGAATACACCACATCTTCGGCTTGGCACGGGTCATTACCGTGTCGATGTACTCCTGGTAGGTCTTCTCGCGGATCGCGGAGGAATCGGCCTGCTCGCGGTTTGCTACGGGATCGTCGATGACAAAACCGTCTGCTCTGTTGCCCGTGATTCCGGCAAGCAGGCCGGCTGCCATCATACTACTGCCGTTGGTCAAGCTCCAGTCGTCGATGGCCCTCTGGTCATCCAACAGCCGCGGCGCCGAATCCCACAGCGCGGTGTATATCTGCTCCTTGACGACGGCGCGCACTTTGCGGCTCTGCTTGGCCGCGATGCTGGTGCCGTAGCCGCCCAGGATGATCGACTGGTTGCGCTTCCTGCCCATGGCCCAAGAGGGGCCGACGACTGAAGCGTACGTACTCTTGGCAGAGCCAGGTGGGGCGAAAATCATGAGCCTGCCGCGCGGGGTCTCGATGCACTTCTGAATCGCCATCATCATCACGAGATGGTGAAGCGCGATGCGCGACTCGATCGGTGTGAACATTGTCGGCCGCCTCTCGACAATGCGCGTGTCGCCATCCTCCACGCCATCGAGCGGATCGCTTTCGCCTTCGCCCCATATCGGCACGCCGGGGATGTCGATGCACTGGCTGAATTCAGCGAGGCTTGTGCGTGCCCTCTGGCGTCGCAGTTTCTCGATCGCGGCTTGCGATGGGGTTATTGGTTGGCGATCCGGGTTCATGCCGGATACGCCATAAGGATCAAATATGCCTTCAGCGGCGTGCGGCCGCTTGCACAGCCGTTCACCATGCGGCCGCCCCAACCGCAGTACCACCAGGCACCGCGCTTGAAGATGTGCGGCTTTTTACTTGGCTTCATGGCGCGCCGATGCCTCTACACTATGGATGGTGTATGTCACCGTCTCGCGATTGGTGAAGGCGATGAATTTATTCGCGGCCTTCAGCGCGCCGTAGACGTGGCGATCCACGCTGTACCGATACCTGGCGCATTCCTGCGGACCGTTCGCCCACATGTATCTCGCCAGTTCGTATGCGCCGGGCAGGAAGAAAAAACAGCTCGTGTCGATATGTTTCGATTGCGGTTCGTCGATTGCCGAGCTTGAGGTGTACGTGCCGTCCGGGTTGTAGCGCACGAATCGGCGACGGCTCGCAATGAGGTCCGCGCCCGGATAGCGGCGCAGGGTATCAAGGCAACTCTCAATGTGGTCCGGGTCGTAGACGTTATCCACGTCCAGCAGAGCAATGAACGACGCGCCGCCCTCGGCCGCATTCTCCATGCCGTATGCGCGCGGAGTGTTCCCCCAGTCGTTGTAGCGCCTATTGAGCGCTGCGTGCTTTACCCCCGCCTGAGAAATCCAGGGGCGCGGGTTGCCGTCCGCGACAAGCAGATGATGCACGGGCACCGTCTGCGCCTTTACCGAAGCGATGCACCGTTCAATCATCTCGCGGGGCTCGGTCGCGTACGGTGTGACTATGGTGCCGTCCATACGAATTTCCTGTCGTGAGTCGCAAATTCCCCAAGGACTTCAGTCGCGGCGTTCCACACGCCGGCTAGGCCGATGTCATCTCCCAACATCGCGCCGCCCGGTCGCAATAAGGTTTTGTAGCAGCGCAGATCCTGCACGACTTGCGGATAGTCGTGACCGCCGTCGATGTAGATTAGATCCGCCTTGATGCCGCAATCTGCCAGCAAATACGCGGCATTGATCGAGTCGATCGGAAGCGGTGTGATCGTGTTGGTCAGGCCGCAATGGATCACGTTGCTCAAAAATTGAGGGTACACATCGACGCGGCCGAACACGCGATGCTTGTCGTACTCGGCGAGCTGCCACATGTAGGTAGAACCGAGGAAGGTGTCGATCGCTATCAGCTCGACCGGCGGATCGGTCAGGCCGCGCTGGTTCAGCGCCAACCGCGCCATGTGGATCGCGCTTGCGCCGTACCAGCTTCCGACTTCCAGTATGACCGTCGGCTTGACGCGGCGAATAGTCGCCTCGAATACCGACTCGGTGCTGTTCCATCCCTCATCGCAGAACGGCAGAAGAGGCTGCGCCGGATAGGTGAAAGGTTGGTTTTTGTAGAGCCTGCTGCGGATTGTCATTTTAGTAGGGGGTCTATCTCGTGGGTTAAGAGGGTTTGTTCTTCGTCTCGCCGGGATGTTATCTCCACGTCGATGATGTCGTCCAGCTCGGCGTCGGTGTAGAGAGCTGCGGCCTGCCGGCGCTGTCGGTCCAACGGCACCATGATGACCGCCTGCTGCGGCTTGCCGTGCCCGCGGTCGAGCATCTCGCGCGCCGCTGCGAGGCGGTCCTTATTTTCCGCGAATGGGTCGCTCATGATCTCGTCGATCACGTCGATCGCCGCTTCCCCGCGGTCGCGGGCTTTTTTGTCAATGCCCATTGAGCTGATCCAGCAGCGCGGCGAACATGATTAGCACGCCAAGTGCGATCGCCGTCAGCTTGAGCGCGTACAGCGTGAGCTTCGCTACTACGGTGTGCAGATCGTCGTTTTCTTCGGGCATCATGGGTGGGCCTGCCAGTCGGAAAAATCGTAGTCCAGCACAGGCTGTGGGGCCTGTGGCGGCGCATCGGGCAGGTATTGAAGCACACAAGCGATGTGCCAGTCACGCCCGGCCCACCGCACAATCCCCTGCGCGCAGCCTGTGCGCAGGAATAGCTTGCATGCCGGGCACAATCCTTTCAGCGGCCCTTCGACGAAGCTCCAAAGAGCCACGTCACACTTCGTCAGTCTTCTGCTTGGGCGGGGCGACAGGAGCAACGGGGGCTTTAGGGGCGGCAGTCGTATCCCAACAGGCGAATTTCGGTGTGAGCCCTTTCACGTCCGGGTTGTGCGCGATCTCGTCGGCGATATTCTTCTCGGCGAGCTTCTGGCAGCTCACCACATCCACCGCGACGCCCGATGCGTGCGCTTCAATCCCGCCCGAGGCGTTCAACCATACGATCATGATGACGATGGGGAAGTTCACTGTCAGGTCTCCTGTTCGCAGATGATGTCGGGGAAAAACGGATTGGGGCCGTAGCACAGCTCGGCGGGCGTCACTTCAATCTTATCGACCGGCGGTCCAAGATCTCGGGTCGGTCCGAGATCCTTCAGCCTTGGCGCCTCGACGCTTGTCGGCCACAGAGGTGCGGTGCGGAAGCTGCCGACAACAATCGGCCGGTGCTCCCATTCCGCAAAGCGCTTGCCGGCGTAGAACGCGAGCAGCATGAGCAGAATGGTGAACAATCGGCGGCGCATGGATAGAACCTACTCGACCGCGCGCGAAGCGTCAAGCTACTTTTTCGGTAGGCCCCGTCAAGCGTTAACCGCCCCCGGCCAGCAGCGCCACGGACAGGTAGCAGGTCGAAATCCCGCCAAAGACGCTGAGGTTGTCAGGCCCGCTGTTCCCGACTATGAAATAAATCTGATCCCCTGCCACGCAGGCAATGAGCGCACTGGCGTTCAGCGACTGATTGTCTACGGCCTGATTCTGCTCCTGCGACTGCTGCGCGAAGCAGGTCTGCGCCCCGCCCGGATACCCCTTCTTGTAAATCTGGAGATATGTCTGACCGGGGCCTGCGCTCGGGGTGATACTGTACCCGGCATTTACCAGGTAATACCCAGGCTCAGGGATCGTGAGATACGTCGGCGTCGCGGGATTCCAGAACGGTGTGGCGTTGTTGCCAGGCGATGTGTTCTGGTCAACTACCGTATCGAAGGCCGACTGGATCGATGTCGCCGCATTCACAGCCTGGCTCTGCGAGTTGTACACTATGCATGCGTTGATGTTCAACGGCGCGGCGCTGGTCGACTGTGTAGTCCCATCGCCGAACGTCACCGGCGCGGCGGGTCCTTTCTGTGTGCCGTTCGGGCCATACACTGTCCATCCGCTGTCCTTCACGAAGATCGCACACTCGCCCGGCGCCAGCACGAAGGTCGGGGAGACGTGGAAATAGCCGCTGCCGACGATGTTCTTGCCGTAGCTGATGGTCTGCGTGACGCTCGGGTCGGTGTTGAGGATCGAGACGTAGGTCGCCTCCAGGGTGAACCCTGAGACGCCCGGCGCGCCGATGTCTGTTTGCCCGACGTGGGTGATGTTCCCCTCGTAATCGAAATTCTGCTGGTTGGTAGCCGAGCCCGCGTTCTGCGGCGTGGCCACAGTCTGCTGTAGCTGCAGCGTCCACTGCACCGGGTTAGCGGCGGAGATAGACAAAGCAAATTGCTGGTTCGTGTCCGTAAGTGTCGGCATGTGTGCACTCCCTGTGCTTGAGGCGCAATGACATCCTTGTCCGCGCGCTCCTGCAAAAATGATACCTGTATGGCGCGGCGCCGTATGTACGGTACCCCACATACGGCCTTTTTACAATTGGCGCCTCGGATGGGTCCCTTTTTGCGCGAGGCCGGGGGCCGTTTTATTGGCACGGATCTTGCGGGTCCCTCGCGGAAAGCTGGCGGGGCCTCGCATTGGAGTTGCACACTGAACCGCCGCCTTCCACCGCACGCCAGGGGTCCTCCGAAAGGGGCTCTCACCCCCGTCGCTATTGGCAAGCGTATTGCACCGTGTCGTGCAAGAACTGTGCCACGTGTCGTGTGCAAGAACCATGCCGAGCGCTTGCGCCGTGTCGCGCGAAGTGTATGGTTCGCTTAGGGAAGCCTGACAAAAGCGAGCGTGAAGTGAGTCAGTGCCGTAAGCGATTGTTTTCAGCGAAGAATATAGGATGTATGACTTGCTTGTCTTGCTTGTCTTGCTTTATATATAGAACAATGTACGGAGAGAGAGAAAACGCACAGCTGACTTGAAGATAAGCCTGCCAGCCCACCATACACTCACGTTTTAGGCTTTTTTCCTATAGCTATCAGTAACTTATACGCGTTTTCAGTAAGCCTACTTGACACCCACATAGCAAACCTGACACATTATACACGAAGGTTTTCCACGATAGGAGATACGTAAATGACTGATTTTTGGACAGATTACGCAAGTGAAGCGCAGATTAGAGCGCGCGACGCGCGCACTGCTCGGGCGAAGGCGCGTACGCTGAAGGCTATCGCCCTGGTGCAAACAGGGCGCACTGTGGCGGACGTGTGCCGCTCTTTAGGGATGACGCGTGCCACGTTCTACGGTAACTGCAAGACCTATGGTTTTGACATTCACGCGCTGCGCAAGGCTATCGCCGATCCGGTTGATCCTTTGCTTTTGTGACGTGAATCACGCAACTATCCCGTAGCGGTGCTAGTCTAAGCATCAGGACATAGGAGCAAACAACCATGCACATGATCATCCTTCTGGCTTTGATACCTTTCGCCATCGCCGGCTTGCAAGTACTGCTGGCGATACCGATCCTCATCATCGCGTCGCTGGTGGCGGCCTTCAAAGCCTTAGACGCATTTGTGACGCGAGTCACAACATTCCGCCGGTAGGCGGATACACTGAACACTTACAAGGCATAGGAGTAAATGACCATGCAAACCCTGAACCCACGCGCTGACCTGATCGCCGCCAAGACGCACTGCACCATTTGCAGCCGACCACATACCGAGTGCCCGGACTGTCGCAATCATCAGTTCTGCGATTACTGCTATCACTGCGAGCAGCATCCAATGCGCGCGTTTGCGCAGGCCCGCGCCGCCATCGCCAAGGTGCAGTCATGAGCGCGTGGCGCGCTCTGGTGATCCCGTAATCCTGGTCACACCCAATACCTGGAGAACAGTTCATGAATGGGACTTGGTACAGGGCGGCAGCCGCCGCCACAATAGTAGTCGGCGTAGTCGTGAACACCGCGATCTACATCGGCGAGCCGGGCGGGCCCGAGAGCGCCTTCGCCGCATCGAACGCGGGCATTGTTCTCGGGTCGATTATCTGTATGCGCATGGCTCGAAGCGCAAAAGTAAGCGCGTGGTGGGTGGCAGCAGGCTACTTAGGCGTTCTGGCCGGGCCGCTAGTTACCTGGGCCGGCACGCGAGACTACTCGCGGCGGTGGCACAAATGGGCCGCGGTCGCCGGGTGCGTGGTGGCGGTCGTGATTGTGAGTGCCTTACTTAGCATTTGGCGCGCCAAAGCGGTGCAATCGTGACAATTGGAACACTGGCAACGCGCCGCACGACGGCGCAAGTGGAGGGATACTCGTGGAAATGATTCATAGGAACCCCGACTACTTGAGGATGCGCAACCACTCGCTTAAGCAAGCGAGGTTCGCCAAGCGAAACATCGTGGACCCTGCGCGTCGCGCCTCAACGGTGCGTTACTACGTGCGCATGGCGCGATTGGATCACCTGAAAGCACTGCGCGGTGGCGCATGAGCGCGTGGCGCGCTCTGGTGTTCCGCACTCGCGGCTACACTGTGATTGAGCATCACGGCCGCGACGCGCGGGAAGCCTTCCAACGCATGTTCATCTCAGCCATTCTGCGGAGGTTCAACTAACATGACGCACAAAAGCCGCTACGCTCGAATCCTGGAGCGCTCACGCGAGCCGCGACCTTCACCGCAACAGACGCTGCGCGACAAGGTGAAAAAGGCGAGCACAACGCGCCACGAACTGCTACGCTTCTTATCGACATAGGAGTAACCAACCATGATGATTAGATTCCTTGACGGTTCAGAACGCGAGGTTGACATTCGTCCCGGCGCGGACCTGCGCTCCGCGGACCTGTACTGCGCGGACCTGAGCAGCGCGAACCTGAGCGGTGCGAACCTGAGCGGTGCGAACCTGATCAGCGCGAACCTGAACAGCGCGTACTTGGGCGGTGCGAACCTGCGCGGCGCGTACCTGTGCTGCGCGGACCTGAGCGGCGCGCACCTGAGCGGTGCGGACTTGCGCGGCGCGTACCTGTGCTGCGCGGACCTGAGCGGCGCGCACCTGAGCGGTGCGGACTTGCGCGGCGCGAACCTGTGGACGGCGCGTACCTGTGCAGCGCGGACCTGAGCGGTGCGAACCTGAGCGGTGCGAACCTGATCGCCACGAACTGCTACGCTTCTTATCGACATAGGAGTAACCAACCATGATGATTAAATTCCTTGACGGTTCAGAACGCGAGGTTGACATTCGTCCCGGTGCGAACCTGCGCGGCGCGCACCTGAGCGGCGCGAACCTGAGCTGCGCGCACCTGAGCGGTGCGGACCTGCGCCGTGCGGACCTGAGCGGCGCGGACCTGAGCGGTGCGGACCTGCGCCGTGCGCACCTGCCCGGCGCGAACCTGCGCGGTGCGAACCTGAGCGGCGCGGACCTGCGCAGCGCGAACCTGCGCGACGCGGACCTGCGCTGCGCGCACCTGCGCTGCGCGGACCTGCGCGGCGCGCACCTGGACGGCGCGAACCTGCGCTGCGCGCACCTGCGCGGCGCGCACCTGCGCGGCGCGAACCTGGACGGCGCGAACCTGGACGGCGCGAACCTGCGCGACGCGAACCTGTCAGGTTGCCGGGGATTAGAGCAGTTTGTCGTAGCGCCCCAAGTAGGACAGTTCATTGGGTTCAAGAAAGTCGGTAAAGTAATCGTTACGCTGATGATTCCCGCCGACGCCAAGCGAGTAAACGCCTATGGCAGTCGCAAGTGTCGCGCGGAATTCGCTTATATCCTGGATCGCGAAGGCAAGCTGTTAGGAGAAGCGTATGGCGGTTTCCAATACCCCCTGAGCGGGTTGGTAACACCAGATAGTTATGATCCTGATCCGCGGGTTGAGTGTAGCCACGGCATACACTTCTTCATCACGCGGCAAGAAGCTGTTGAGTACTAAAATTAATTCATAGGAGCAAAGAGCCATGATGCCCGTAAGCGTAGCGTACGACACGCTAGACAATGCTGCCGTTGCTGCCGAGCAGTCCTGCGAAGACATGTCGTGGCACAGCGGTTATGAATTTGGTGGCGTGCTGCTTGAGCGTGACGGCAAGTTCTACTACAGCATCGCGCAGACTTCGCGCAACGATGTGCACATAGACATCCGATTCAGCTTCACGACGGACTATAACTTTGTGGGGCTGTACCACACGCACCCCGGCAACAAGGAGTACGCGCGCTGGTTCAGTGACGCTGATACTCGCGCCGCGGATGTTCACCACGTCGTCAGCTACATCGGCATTGAGTACGAACACGGCGCGGTGCGCCGCTACGTGCCAGGTGAGACCGCGCACGAGAATGGCCTAGAGGGCCATATTGCGCTTGGGGAGGTAGTCAAGTGATGATCTTCATTGCCCTGCTAATACCGTTTGTAGTTACCTTTGCGTTTCTCGGCATATGGTACGCGTTTGCCTTCGGCCTGCGCGCCTTGGGCGTCGCGCTATACCGGGTCGGAACCGCAATGGGCGCCCACTGGCCGAAGCTATAATGCACAACCTGCACGGAATCAAATACGCTTGGCCGGGTTTAATACTGCTGGCGCTGTACGCGCCCATCGGAGTCTACTGTGTCAAACAAGCTGCTAGCCGTATCCTTCCTTCTCGCCGTCGTCGCTGTCTGGTCCGGATACCTCGCCACCGCTGACTACAAAGCCGCGCGTAAGGCGCAGTCGTGGGACCAAGAGAACCTCAAGGCTAATGACAGCGGCTGTCCTACTGCTATCTACATCGCGCCCCGCGGGCGCTTGGAGCTATGCGAATGAAAACCAGATACGTTGCCGCTGCGCTGCTGGCGGGAGCTGTAGTCGAGATATTGACCATGGCGTACCTGTTTCAGGAGCGGGACCATAAGTCAACAAGTGGTGCGTTTTTTATCCAACCCCCGACGCTAGACGTTGAGCTATTGGACACTCCGGCGCCCATCGTCCTGACCGGATGCTTCAGGCCGCTCATACGAGGGCCGCACGCCCCCGTGGCGCCTTGCGCGACGGCGCCCGCACCTGAGGCGGCCGTAGACCCCGTAGCGGCGCCAGCGCCGTCCTATGCAGCCCCAATCGTTAGCTACACTGCGCTGCCGGAACCCGTATTGACGCCCGTATTGACGCCACCAGCCGCGCCGGCCTATGTGCCGCCGGTAGTGACGCCCGCACCATACATCCCGCGCGAACTGCCGCACACAGGGGGTGGATTCTTTGATCGCGCGCCACCTTGCTACAGGACAGAAACCCAATGTCCGCGATAAACGCATCTGTCTGGCGACTGCTTGATTGCGTCTATCTGCCGCGCGACGGGGACAAGCTGCCGTCGCTGTCCGCGACATTAAAGGCTAACGGCCGCGTGTGGACCGTCGTACTTGTCGGCGAGCAGGAATTTGGTATCCAGGAGTGGGCGGACGCGCTGCGCGCGTCGCTTGCGTTCACGCATGCGTCCGTCGGCATGGACATTGCCAGCCTAGGATGTTCGCCAGCGCAGCCTGACGATGAGTTACCGCCGGGAGTGAAACCGTCATGAGATACGAGCATTTGGAGCTAGACTTAAGCACGGCGACGTGCGCGGCTATCCACAGCGCGCTTGAGAACCATCCGGCGCTGCATACGGATGCCGGGGCTGAGCTAACAAACTTTGTGAACGAGCTACGTGCGCGCTTGCAACGGCGCGATCAGGACGTAAAGGCGCTAGACCCACTACTGAGGTAACACCCATGACAAGGCGAGATTACATTTTCCTTGCGGAAACGATGCGCCTCGCGCTAGAGTGCGATTTGCTGACGGCCGACGAGCGGCGCGCAGTAGTGCGCACGGCCTACATTATGGCGGATCGACTGAAGGCCAACAACCCGCAGTTCGATGTCCAGATGTTCCTGGATAACGCGGGATTGCGCGTATGAGACCTTTCCCACAAGGCGAGAAATACCCCGGTTTCTTCGAGCGGCCGGCATCGCGCCCGACAACTGTACGCTTGCGGGACAACCGCGACGTACGCCCCCCGCGCGAGGCCATGGAGCATTTGAGCCATGCCAGCCCGTATAGTGGCAAGATACACGAGAACGTCTACTCCGAGGCGCTAGACACCTCTCTGGAGAATGCACTGAATCGCTTGCGGCAAGGAGGCTACTAGCTTACTCTACGCTCACGTCAGCGGAGTCCCACAAATTAGCTTCAACAACTATGAGGCCGCAGGTTGGTGCCTGTGCGCTATCGAGCTTGGGCAGAAGGCACCCCGGTATGACGGTTGGAACGTCACACCGATGCCCGCCGAGAGCATCGATGCGCTAGGGGGCGGCGCCGGACTGCTGCATGCACTGAGCGGGACCTGCGCCTTTGACATTGACGACATGGAAGCAGCCCGCGCATGGTGGGCGGAAAAAGGCGTAGACATAGATGCTCTGCGCAATAGCCCCGACAGCGTACATATCGCGAGCGGTCGCGCAGGCCGCGACAAATTACTCTACAAGCTGAGTAAACCGTTGCGCACCGTCAAGCCGCGCGGCGCGGGCTTTGAATTGCGCTGCGCCACGGCCGAAGGCAAGAGCGTTCAAGACGTGATTCCGCCGAGCGTGCATCCACTGACAAAAAGGCCGTACGAATGGGCGTACGGCGAGCCGCTGACCGGCGACTGGCGCACGCTACCCAACATCCCTGCGAACGTATTCCGTGTTTGGCGCGAGCTGACCGACAGCGAGCCGGTTCGCGAGATGGTGAACAAAACGCCTAACGCGCTGCCGATTGAGCGCATACGCGAGGCGGCAAAAGCGAAGCTCGCGCGGCTCGACATCGACAACTATGACGATTGGATCAACCTCGGGCAGAGCATCCACAAGGAAACCGGCGGCTCAACTGCCGGTCTCTCCTTGTGGAACGAACTATCGAAAACAGGGAAGTCGTACAAGAACGTCGGCGACCTGAACACGCACTGGATTAGCTTTGACGTTGACGGTGCGCGCGGTCTCAACACGCCAGCGGCGCCGGACGAATTTGAGGTTGTGTGCGAGGCGGCACCCGACGAAGAAACAACGGCGTTGGTTGACCTAAAGGTCAAACGAGACAAGCTCCAAGCGGCAAAGGACTTCTTAAAAGCCCGGTTGGTCTTCGTCATGTGCTATGAGAAATTTTTTGACCGCGAGACCCATCACCTATTCGAGACGAACCAAGGCATCGAGCAGATGTTCGGCTATCTCATGCCGGCAAAGAAAAAGGCGTATAGCTTATTGGTCGCGCTAGGTAAGGATAAAGAAGTCGTAGACGGCGTTGGGTTTCACCCCGGCGAGGGCGTCGTATTTACCGAGAACGGCAACCGATACGTCAACAAATACCGCGCGCGCATCCCGAAAGAGTTGCCGCCGACAGCAGAAGAACAGGAAAAAATCACATGGATGTTCGCTCGCATATATGATGATGCGTACCGGACGTGGCTGCTGAAGTTCTACGCCTACGCAATCCAGCATCCGGGCGTTAAGATCCGAAGTGCGCCTCTTATATGGAGCAAAACGCAGGGTAACGGTAAGTCGATGCTGACGGACAGGGTACCCGCGGCGCTGGTAGGCGATGACTACCATGTGCAGATCGGAGCCGACGTTCTAGATGGTACATTCAACGACGCTTTAAGCAGCGCTTGGCATGTTAGTTTGAGCGAGTTTAGTGGCGGCTCTCGCCGCGAGAACGACCAAGTTACAAAGAAGGTCGAACGCTGGATTGTAGAGACCAAGTTGGAGCTACATCAAAAGAACTTGGGCGCCGTCACTATACCGAACCACTTTTTCGTGACGGCCAGTTCCAACAAAGAGAACGCCGCCTCTATATCCAATGACGACCGCAAATGGGGCATCCATCACATGCTTGCGCCAGCCATGACTGAAGACGAAATGTCGTGGATCTTTGAGGGGTTCTTGAATACAGACCGCGCGCCCGGCGTGCTGCGACACTACTTTATGAGCCTCGATACCACAGGATTCAGCCCAAGCGCGCGGGCGCCGCTAACTGACGCCAAGGCCCAGATGGTAAAAGCCGGCGAAGGGGCAGACGCTGAACAACTCCATGCTTGGTTTGATGAGCGGACAGGGCCGTTTGAAAAGGACATTGTAACGACCGCCGAAGTAGCGCAAGCCTTGCGCGAGACGCTACGCTACTCGCCCAGTCTGCACCGCATCGGCGACATGCTAAGAGATATTTTCGGCGGCGAATTTGAACAAGTTCGTTTTGGTAAGAGTCGCCCCCACCTTTGGATTATCCGCAATAAAAAGTTCTGGACAAACTCAACACAGACCGATAGGATCGCGCATTGGCAAAACCTCGATGTTTCAGCCGAAGACCCATTACTAAGTTAGGAGTCCCACACCATGTCCCAAGTTGCCCCCCGCGCAATTGCGCTTCAGGAAGCTAACAAGCTCGGTCTGACCGATGCCGATAGCGTTCTGGCTGCCGCCCGCGCTTTTGTCGATTTCATCCTCGCTGGCGACGTGCCGTCCCCTGCGCCCGCGCAGCCGGCCGCGCCGAAGTCGGCAGCTCCGAAGCCTGTCAAGGTCGCGAAGCCCGTGGCTGCCCCAGAGGCTGATCTCGGGCCTGCCAACGGCGCGCCGACTGTCAAGAGCGTTGTAGACGGCTTGCTTGCTGCTGGCAAGCGTGATGAGGCCGTTGCATTGCTCAAGAAGTTTGGCGCTACGAGCGTCAGCGGCGTCAAGGCTGCTGTCGCTGATGACTTCATCGCTGAGGGAACCGCAATCCTCAACGGCGAAGACCTGACTTCATGAGTCTGAAAAGTCTGCAAGCGCTTTTTGGTGCGGCGATGCTCAACAAGTTGCGACAGCCGCACGGCTATCGCATCTCGAAGCGCCCGCTGCGCGAAAGAGGTTGCGACCGCAAAGGGCACCGGGCCGGCAGCGGCCCGGTGAACCCTCCCGGCACGAAGCTTCTTAAAAGCTTCTACAGGAACTACAAACCATGACAAAACCCCTTCACCCGTTCGCCTGCGGTGTGCTGTTTATAGTCGGGTGTTTCTTCTCCGCCTTAGGGATGACGGTAGGGGTTCTCGGGATGCTGTGGTTGCTCGCATGAGCGGCCACGCGCTGTTTTCCCCGAGCGCCGCGCACCGCTGGATTGAGTGCCCCGGCAGCTTCGCGTATCCGGCCAACACGCAGGACGGCGGCTCCAGTTCGTACGCGGACGACGGTACGGCAAGCCATTGGTGGGCGTCTGAAGCACTGCGACTCGGAGAAGATGCCGAAAAATACATCGGCGACAAACTCGTGATCAACGGTGCAACCTACGCAATGGACGAAGACCGCGCCGGCCATATCCAAAGCTATCTTGATATGGTGCGTCAGCTCGCGCTCGGCAAGCACTTGTACGTTGAGCACTGGGTCGATCTGTCCGACTGGCTTGGTAAAGATCAAGGCGGAACGTGCGACGCGGGTATCATCGAGCCCGGCCTTGTGACCGCGGCCGACTTCAAGTACGGCATGGGTGAGAAGGTAGAAGCATTCTACCTCGACGCCAACGGCGAGGAACAACCCAACCATCAGCTAGGCTTGTACGCCGCAGGTCTCGTTCGCGACGCGGAGCTGTTGGGCTACACAATCACTGGCGCACGGCTCGTCGTGAGCCAGCCGCGCATCGGCAATCACAGCGAGAAGGTTTTTCCGGTCGCGAAGATCATGGCGCTGATGGACCGCGCTGCATACGCTTCTGGTCTAGCAGGCGCTTGTCTCGTGCAGACCCCGCAGCAGGCTGAGCAGTTCATGAACCCCGGCGACAAGACATGCCGCTGGTGCCGCGCGAAGGCTGAATGTCCGAAGCTCGCGAAATTCGTCGCTGACGAAACGCGCTCGGACTTCGAGACAATCGCGGCCGATCCGCCGGGTGTCATGAGCACCAACAAAGAATACCTTGGCAAGGCGATGGTTGCCGTGCCGCTGATCCGGCAATGGTGTACCGAAATTGAGGCTGAAACCGCTAAAGCAGTCCAGAACGGGATACAAATAACGGGCAGCGATGGCAAGCCGCTCAAGTTCGTTGAGGGCAAGATGGGCAACCGCAAGTGGGCTGATGAGGCGGCAGCCGAAGCGGCCCTGGTCGGACAGCTCGCGGAGAAAGCCTATGAGCCCAAGGCGATCATAACCGCATCCGCAGCGGCTAAACTGCTTGATAAAAAGAAGACCGCCGCACTGTGGAATGATGTATTCTCGCCATTGATAACTCGCGCACCCGGCAAGCCGATCTTGGCTTTAGGCAGCGACGAGCGGCCCCCGTACACGGGCAAAGCAGAGGCCCAGGAGTTTGACGATGTTGCCCCTGTCTAGCACCAAATGGGTTTTCTTCCGCGTCGAGCGCGGCGATGAGCTGTACGTCAACAGTGTCCTGTTGGTCCCCGGCGTCGGGCGTCAAGCCGAGTACAGCGATAACATACGCGAGGCGCTCGGCTTCGGCACAGCGCGCGAAGCGTATGCCTACGGCAAGAAACTGGCGCCGACGCTGGACGACTGGCGCGTCGGGCTGAGGGCTGTTACCCGTGGCTGAGCCAAAAGACAAGAAACCGGCGCCGATACCTGTTGACTCAAACGGTAAACCTGCTAGAGTCGCACCACGGCCAGAGCCAAGCGGTTTTTACCGCGGGGCTCGAATCCGCAAACCTCAATCTTCTAGCTAGGAGCTTCTATGCGAATCCTTTTGAAAGACGTTCGACTCGCCTTCCCCAATCTGTTCAAGGCGACAGCACCGGCCGGCGGTGGCGAGGCAGCCTTCTCTGCTTCGTTCCTGTTCCCTCCGACGCACCCCCAGGTCAAAGAGCTGCGCGCAGCGATTGCTGCCGTAGCGAAAGAGAAGTGGGGCGTCAAGGCCGATGCAATCCTCAAGGCACTTCAAGCTCAGGACAAGACGGCGCTTCATAACGGCGACGCCAAGTCGGAGTATGAGGGCTTCGAGGGCAATCTGTTCATCAGCGCACGCGCTAAGGTGCGGCCCACTGCGTACGACGGTCAGCGTAACGAGATCAGCGAGCAGGACGGCCTGCTGCTCAGCGGTTACTACGTCAACGCATCTATCGAGATTTGGGCGCAGGAAAACCAGTACGGCAAGCGCGTCAACGCGCAGCTCCGCGGCGTACAGCATCTTCGCAAGGGCGAAGTGTTCTCCGGTGGCGGCAGCCCGGCTGACGCTGATGAGTTTGACGAGATAAGCGCAGAAGGCACTGAAGGCAGCGACACCCCCTCCGACGCTGACCTGATGGCCTAGCCCCACTCGGCGGCGCGCCCCCGGCGCCGCCTTCTTTTTGGAGCGCGCATGGACACCCTCACAACCTACTCCGTTCCCGATCAAGAGATGACGAGCGCCTACGCGGCGCCGTACCTCACGAGCGCCGGGTTACCCCCGTCGCAGCCGCCGCGCCCGATCCGATTCTTGTGGATCAAGCGCTTGCTGTGCAAGATTCTTCGACACAAGTGCGTGTTGGATGTCACACTAAACTCCGACGCCTCCGGCAATATATCACCCTGGCGCATACGATGCGTTTCGTGCGGCGAGATAAACCCCTTCAGGAAGAAATGAAATGACCACACAGTTTACTGACTCGTGCCACGATAGCCTCGCGCTAGTGCAGGAGCTTATCCAAGGCATGCCGCGCGGTGCGCAACTGCGCGCAAAGCGCGCCGCTGAACGCATGATTGAAGTGTGGGACGCGATGAAGAAGGAAGCGCCGAAAGATCCGGCAGTTGCCGTTGGCGCCGCGTTCGCCGTGTTCTATATGGCCGAGCACATCATCAATTCGTCTGAAGGACCGATTTCAGACAACATGATCGTCACACTGAGCTAATGACCGACAAGCCACTTCGGCCGCACATGCGAGTGACGTGGCTGTCGAAGTACAATACGGCGCTCTGGTTCAAAGGAACCGTCGTCCGTGTGATCGGCGATAGAGTCATTGTCCGCAGCGATAAGGACGACAAGCTTATTACGATGCCCACATGGCGTCCCACTGAGATCGTGCAGCGATGAAGCTCTGGCTCGACCTTGAGACCCGCTCGCCTATTCCGATCAAACGCGGCGTAGCGCGATATGCGACCAAGGCACAGATCATCATGGCGCAGTGGGCTATCGACGATGGCGAAATACACGTCGAAGATTTGACCGGCGGCAAGAGCGATGCGCCATCTGGCGCCCTGATGGTAGCAGCCGAGCAAGCCGACGAGATATGGGCGCACGGCGCGGAGTTTGAACAGCAGCTCACGAGCGCCTGTTGGCCGATGTACTGGCCGATCATTGAGCCAACCAAGTGGCGCTGCACGATGGCGCTCGCCCGCATGCACGGTCTGCCCGGCGGACTCGACAAGCTGTCAACCATCTTCAAGCTCGGCGACGAGGGTAAGGACGAGGGCGGCCGCGAGCTGATCCAGCTTTTTTGCGTCCCGCGCAAGGATGGCAAGTACAACGATCGCCACTCGCACCCGACGCAGTGGCGGAAGTTCATGGAGTATGGCGCGGGTGACATTCGCTCGATGCGTGCCGTTTACCGGCACTGTCCGAAGTGGAACGCCACACCGCGCATGTGGCGCATATGGCACCTTGACCAGAAGATGAACGCGCGCGGCGTGGCAGCAGACTTGAAACTGTGCGAAGGCGCCATGAAGGCGGCCGAGAAGGCGAAGCGCAAGCTCGCCGATCGCACCGCGGAAATCACAGAGAACGAAGTCGAGCGCACGACGCAACGGAACCGACTGCTCGCTTACATGGCCGACTACGGCGTAGACCTGCCCGACCTAACAGCAGACACTGTTGAGAGGCGACTCGAAGATGACCAACTCCCCGAACACATCAAAGAACTACTTCGCATTCGGCAGCAAGCAAGCAAGTCTGCGGGAGCGAAATATAAGCGCGCACTCGATCAACACGTTGGGGGTCGCCTGCGCAATCTCCTGGTGTTTTGCGGCGCTAACCGCACCGGGCGTTGGGCTGGACGCACCTTCCAGCCGCAGAATCTCCCGCGCCCTAAGCATGCCCCGTGGGATATTGAAAACGCGATTCAGGCGTTTCGCGAAGGTACCATACACGAATACACGCGAACAGATGTACTCGGGCTTGCCAACTCCTGTCTCCGAGGAATTATGGTTTCGGCGAGCGGACGGAAGCTTTGCGTCGCCGACCTTGCAAACATCGAGGGACGGGACATGGCGTGGATTGCAGGCGAAGACTGGAAGCTTGAAGCTTTCGCCGCCTACGACGCGGGGGAAGGTCCGGATCTCTATAAAGTCTCCGCGGGCCGCGCGTTCGGAATAGACCCCAACGAGATAGACGACACGGATTGGCGCCGGCAGATTGGTAAGGTAATGGAGCTTGCGCTCCAGTACTACGGCGGTGTTGGCGCGTTCTGCTCGATGGCCGAGACTTACGGCTTGCGTCTTGAAGACTTGCCGCGCACCGCTTGGCCTCACATTCCGCGCCAATTCCAGAAAGCGGCCGAAGCCGGGTGGGATAAGGCCGTCAAGCGGCGCCGCACCTACGGCCTAGAGCGCGAAGTGTGGCTCGTGTGCCAAGCGCTCGTGCTGATGTGGCGCGAGCAACATCCGGCGATTGTCGGGTTTTGGAGCGAGCTAGAGAGTGCCGTCGAGATGGCGGTCAAGAACCCCGGCAAGCACTACCCGGCCGGCCGCGTTGTCGTCGATCGCGTCGCCAACTGGCTGCGGGTCCGGCTGCCGAGTGGCCGATACCTCAACTACCCGGCGCCGCGCGCGAAGGAGTGGGAAGGGATCAGCTTCGTGGGCGTCGATGCCTACACGAAGCAGTGGAAGCGCATCAGCACGTACAGTGGCAAGCTCGCCGAGAACATCGTACAGGGCAGCTCGGCCGACATCCTAATGGACGGACTTGTGGCTGCCGACGATGCGGGATACGAGCCTGTGCTGTCCGTCCATGACGAAATCATCTGCGAGCCGCCGGACTCGCCGGAGTTTACGTCTACAGGTCTGAGTGACCTGATGACACTATCATCGCCCTGGACTGCGGGCATGCCGCTCGCCGCGAAGGGCTTCGCGGGGTACAGGTATGAAAAACGTTAGAGAAACGACAGTCGAAAGTTTTCTATATGATCGCGTCCAGGAGTATGGCGGTCTGTGCATAAAACTCAACGCGCTCTGGTACGTCGGTATCCCCGACCGCATGCTGCTCCTGCCGCACGGCCGCGTCTTTTTCGTTGAGACCAAAACGAAAGGCGGCACTGTCAGCGACATGCAGCAGTGGTGGCACACGAAGCTGCGCGTACTTGGGTTCCGGGTCGCGGTGCTGTGGACCGTAGAGCAGGCCGAGGGTTTTCTGAGTCGCTATGCGCAGACTTGAGCTACGCGAGCCGCAGGTTCCCATGGTGGACTTCATGCGCGCCAACAAGCGCTGCGCCATTTGGGCCGGCATGGGTATTGGCAAAGGATCGGCAGTTCTCTATGTCGAAGACGTGATGCGGCTCATGGATGAGATCGGCAGCGAACCAACACTCGTAATCGGCCCGGCGCGCGTGGCGCGAGACACATGGCCTGAGGAAGTAGCGAAGTGGGAACAGTTCCGTAACCTGAAGATTATCCCCCTAACAGGCACGCCGGAGCAGCGCCGCGACAAGCTGCGCGCCAAAGCGGACATGTTCACCGTTAGCTACGAGCTGGCCCCGTGGCTCGTCGAGCACTTCATGGCGAAGTGGCCTTTCCGCCGCGTGATCGCCGACGAGGCTGACCGCTTGAGCGGCCTGCGCGGCAAGAAAGGCGGCCACAACTTGGACGGCAGCAAGAAGCGCGGCGCCTCCGGCGAGCGCGCCTTCCAACTCGCGCGGGTTGCGCACTCTATCGTCGATCGCTGGACAAACCTTACCGGCACGCCCACAGGCAACCAAGGCTACGCTGACCTGTGGGGGCAGACTTGGTATCTCGATCGCGGCCAGCGGCTCGGCGCAACGCACGGCGAATTCATGCGGCGCTACTTCCGCAAGAAGTGGAGCGGTTTTGGTGTCGAGCTTGGCCCGTACAGCAAGCAGATCATCGACAAAGAGCTTCAAGACATCTGCCTCACGATAGACCCCAAGGACTACTTCGACCTGCACGAACCCATCGTAACGCCCGTGGGCGTGACGCTGCCGCCCAAGGCGCGAGCGCTGTACAAAGACCTGGAGGTGAAGATGTTCGCGGAGATCGCGGAATACGGTGAGATTCACATAATGAACAAAGGGGGACTCGTCAACAAGTGCCTTCAGATTGCGGGGGGTGCCGTGTTTACGGAGCACCCCATCTGGGCGCCCATCCACACCGCGAAGATTGAGGCGCTGGAGTCGGTCATCCACGAGGCCGCGGGCGCCCCGGTCATGGTGCAGTACAACTTCACACACGAGGCAGAGCGCATACAGGCCGCGTTCCCTAAGGCCGTTGACCTTTCCAAGAAAGCCGGCGAGGCCGCGTTCAAGGCCGGAGACGCGCAGATCGGTTATGCCCATCCGAAGTCGATGGGCCACGGCATCGACGGGTTGCAAAAAGTTTGCAACATCATTGCGAGATTCGGGCATACTTGGAACACAAGGGACACCAACCAGTTCCGCGCCCGCATCGGCCCAATGCGCCAGTACCAGGAAGGATTCGACCGCCCGGTGTACGAATACGACATCGTAGCGAAAGACACCGTTGACGAAGACGTTCTATCAGTTCACGCAACCAACTGCTCAGTGCTCGAAGCGCTGATGGCAGCCATGAAAAAGAGACGATGATGCCCTACATCAAACAGAGTGATCGCGAATACATTAAGCCCGGTTCAGAATTTACCCCTGCGGTGCCAGGGGGTTTGAATTACCAAATAACGTGTGTAATCCGCACGTACATTCAGGTGAACGGGTTAAGTTACCAGCGCATCAACGATGTGCTCGGCGCGCTCGAAGGCGCGAAGCTCGAATTTTATCGTCGCGTTGCAGTGCCCTACGAGGAACTAAAAATGCAGGAGAACGGTGATGTCTACTAGAGTGTACATTGCGGGGCCGATGTCCCACATCAAGAATTTCAACTTTCCCTACTTCGACACGGTTGCGGCGCAGCTCCGAGCGCACGGCTACGACGTTGTATCGCCCGCAGAGCTGGACGATGCAGCGTTTCGCGAGCGGGTGATGGGTGACACTGTTACCGGCTTCGAGAGTGATCTGCTCGGCGCTTGGGGGGATTGCCTGGCACGCGACATCAAGCTGATAGCCGACGGCGGAATAGAGGGGATAGTCCTACTTCAGGACTGGGAGAAGTCACGCGGCGCGAAGCTCGAAGCATTTGTCGGCGCATTGTGCAACAAGAGATTCGCGCTGTACGAGCCCCGCATGCTCGGACTGGTACGTCCTGTATCTTCTGATTGGGTGCTGAACATTATTCGGAGATACATGTCATGAGCCTCTTTCCTGACAACGATCAGGCCCGCAAGCTGCTGCCGATCTTCAAGCTTGTTACGCGCTACTTCCCCAAGGCGCTGCGCGAAGTCACGAAGGTCAGCGTCGCGAACAACGTCCGGTACAGCCCCGAGAAGGACCCGGCTGACATCAATTGGGCGCGCGGCAAGAGCACCGACCAGCTCGGCAGCGCGTTCCGGCACATGATGGAGGCCGCGGTGGACGGCAAGGTGTTTGAGACAGGCACCGACATTTACATCCTTGCCGAAGCTGCCTGGCGCAT